GATCTCACGGAGATCGCCCTTTTTTTGTACGCCACGCCGCCGCGTCTAGGCGCCTGCGAAAGGAGGTGAAACTATGAAATTTAAGACAGCTTATGATCCTGTAGAAGAACATGATCATTGCGGTATTGAGTTTACCATGCCTTCTCTTACAGTTCAGGACGAGAAAGATGAAGCTGATATCAACTACATCGTCAATAGGTACGCAGACGGTCAGAAAGGTATAGCTACTCTTGACCTCGGCGATAGTTCGCAATACGCTTATCTGCAGTTCGGAGATGCAACGCTTCCCGGTGACTATAGTACAGCTCTTGAGCTTGTGTCTGGAGTTCGTGAAGAATTCTACAGTCTGCCCGCTTACGTTCGAGCTAAATTCGGCCACGATCCTATGAATTTCATCGACCGATTGAATGATCCTGCAACGCTCGAATATCTCCAACAACAAGGTCTGTATGTTAGCAAAGATACCTTTGATGAACCACAACAGTCTGTAAGTAGTGAACAAATACAAGAAAAAAGTAACACTTTAAAACAAAATAATGAAGAAGCACAAAAATAGGCGTCACCGAAGCAGTTACTTACTTGATGTAACTGGCGTAGGTGACGCAAAAATAATCTAAAACCTAATAATAATTTGCTTTAGGTTAATTATTAGGTTTACACTTCGAAGAAGGTGAAATTTTGGCTCGAAAAAAAATAAGAGTTCGAGGACATCGCTTCAGCGATGCTCCTGCAATGTACATGAAAAGGACTAAGTTCGACCGTTCCCATGTTTATAAGACAACTTTTAATTCAGGCAAGCTTATTCCTGTATTTATTGATGAGGTTTTGCCTGGCGATACTACTAGGATGTCTGTTAATTACTTTGCTCGGCTGGCTACTCCTATTAAGCCTATCATGGATAATATTTATCTGGACTGGTTTTTCTTTTTTGTACCAAATCGTCTTGTTTGGGAACACTGGCAGAATTTCTGTTTTGAGCAGGAAGACCCTGATGACACTACTGATTATGTCATCCCTACTGTTGCTGCTGCTGGTAACTCTGATAATGCTTATGTAGGCTCTCTTTGGGACTATTTCGGCTTGCCCGTGAACACGTCTGGTAATTTATCTGGTATTAGTGCTCTTCCATTTCGTGGCGTTTATCTTATTTACAACGAATGGTTTAGGGACGAAAATCTTCAGAAATCCGTCAAGATTCAGAAAGGCGATAAAAACGAAGTTCTGAACTCTGACCGAGCTGCTGAACAGCCTTCTTGGGTTTTCACGTCAGGTACCGATATTGTTCCCGGCTTAGCCTGTCCGCCTCGCGGTAAGCGTCATGATTACTTTACTTCTGCTCTGCCTTGGACACAGAAAGGCCCTGGCGTTAATGTATCCCTTACTGGTAATGCTCCCGTTGTTGGTAATGGTCAGCGTCTTGGTTTAGCTCCTGATGACGCTGGTAGTTCAGCTGGCTATCTTTCAATGTCTCATAATGTTGGCGCGATGCTTCGTAATGAAGATGGTTCTGAATGGGGCACTTCACAAGTTGCTTTTGTTACTTCCGATCGTAGCAAATCAGGCTTGCTTGCTGATCTTTCTGATGTTTCCGCTATCACTATCAGCGGCCTTCGCACTGCTTTTCAGATGCAGAAATTCTATGAGCGCCTTGCTCGCGGTGGTAGCCGGTATACTGAAGTGCTTCGCTCTTTCTTCGGCGTTGTCTCTCCGGATGCTCGATTGCAGCGTCCTGAATTTTTAGGCTCTTTCACCAAGATGATTAACGTCAATCCAATAGCTCAGACTTCCGCAACCGACACCACCTCTCCTCAAGGCAATCTCTCTGCTTATGGTGTTACTGCTGCTAAGTTCCATGGTTTTACTAAGTCTTTTGTCGAACATGGTTATGTTTTCGGCTTTGTATGCGCTCGCGCTGATTTGACTTATCAACAAGGCATCAATAAGATGTGGCTTCGCTCTACGGTTTATGACTTCTATTGGCCCACATTCGCTCACCTTGGTGAACAGGCTATTGAGCTTCGTGAGATCTATGCTCAAGGTTCTGAAGCTGATACTACTGTTTTTGGCTATCAGGAACGCTATGCTGAATATCGCTATAAACCTTCGCAGATTACAGGCAAGTTCCGTAGCTCTGTAACTGGTGGTAGCCTTGACGTTTGGCACCTTTCACAGTTCTTTAAAAATGCCCCGACTCTCAACGAAGAGTTTATTACTGAAAATCCGCCTATCAATCGCATTGTTGCCGTTACTGATGAACCTGAATTCCTGCTTGATGTAGGTTTTCGCTATACTACTGTGCGTCCTATGCCTATGTTTGGCACACCTGGTCTTGTTGATCATTTCTAAAAGGAGCTGTTTTCATGTCTTGGCTTTCTAATACTTTAGGCAGCGTTGTTGGTTCTGTTTTTGGATCTTCAGTTCAGAATCATTATAATTCTGCTAATGCAGAACAAGCTAATAAGTGGAACGTTGAAAATTATCGTCATCGTTATCAGTGGGCCGCAGAAGATATGCGTCTAGCTGGACTTAATCCTGTTCTTGCTGCAACTAATGGTATAGGCGGTTCTATATCTGGAGCTTCAGCCGCTTCTGTAGGTATGAGTGATATTGGCTCTACTATGAACTCTGCTAAAGCCGCTAGTGCTGCTGAAAGACAGGCTAAGAATGCCGAGCATCTTGCAATATCTCAAATTGATAAAAATGTCGCAGAAGCCGATTCTGTGCGTCAGAGCACCCATGGTACAGTTCTTCAGAATGGTATTCTTGCAAATGATTTAAATCTTCGCGAGCAGACTTATGAAAAACGTCTTGGTTATGAGCTTGAAAAGATGAATTTGGAGCTTGAAAATCTTCGTCTTCAGGGTTCTTACCTTAGTTCTGGTGTTCTGAACAACATTGCTTCTGCTAATCGTGCTAATTCTGCCGCTGCTTTTGATAATATTCAAACTGAAATGGCAGGTATGGAACGTGATTTCTACAAAAATCTTGAAAGTCTTACAGGTGCTCCTAGATCTGTCGCTAGCGGTGTTGGTTCCACTGTCAAAAATGTTATAGGCTTCCTCGGAGGCCGTTATTTTGGAAGGAGATAACTTTTATGTCTAATAAAACTACTATGATTCTGACTTTTATTGTTACTGTTGTTGTTCCCTTTATTCAGGAAGTTGTGGATCTAATTGAAGCTCTTAAAGGTAAAGCTTCTTCGAACACTGTTACTGCTAAAAAGGTTGCTTCGGACTTTCAAGCCGATGTTGCGCAGCTTGTTGAGCCAGTTGCTAATAAGAATGATTCTAAAAAAACTAGCCGTTTTTTCGGTTCTTGGAGGGACGCTAAATGAGACGAAGACGCTTATCTAAACGAGGTTCTCGCCGTCTTTTCCGGCGTACCTCCAAATCTCGCCGTAGAAATTTTAAAAGAGTAGGACGAGGTGGATTTAGGATTTGACATTCTGACTTAATCCTGATACAATCGGTACAGGTGATTGATATGGTTTGTTATAATCCTATTCTTATGTACCCAGTTGAGGGAGCGATTACAAAATCTGGAAAACAACATTATAGTTTTTGCGGTAGCCTTGCCGCTCACCCCGAGCTTGCTGGCGATAGCCGTTTCATTCGTTGTTCTTGTAAACAATGCATCGGTTGTCGTCTCGAAAATAGTAGACAGTGGGCTGTCCGTGCTGTCCACGAAGCCCGTTCTTCGTCTTCTGCTTATTTCGTTACTTGCACTTTTGACGATTATCATTTGCCATTTGATAAAAGCTTAAGCAAGAAATTTCATCAGACTTTCATGAAAAATCTTCGTCGTGAGTATGGCAGTGGTATTCGCTTTCTCGGCTGTGGTGAATATGGTGAACTTCATGGTCGCCCCCATTATCATTACATCTTGTTTAATATTGATTTTGATGACAAAGTTTTTCGGTTCCGTACAGACGGTTATAATACTTATACTTCTTCTCGTTTTGCCAAAGTATGGAAATACGGTATGCATCTTATTGGTGAGTTTAGCTTTGATTCTGCTGCCTATGTCGCTCGCTATATAGTTAAAAAACAGACAGGTAAAAACGCTTCTTCTCACTATAAAGGTCGCATTCCTGAGTTCATGGTTGCTTCTAATCGGCCCGGCATAGGTGCTAAATGGCTCGAAGATCATGGCGAAGAATGCTATGCTGTTGATTATGTTGTTATCAATGGTAGAAAGATGCGTCCTCCTCGTTATTATGATAAGAAATTCAATGAAACGCATCCTCACTGGATGGAGTTTATTCGCAATAACCGCATTGAGAAGATGCTGCATAACTTGGAGAACAATACTTTTGAACGTTTGATGGATCGTTGTCGTGTTCAGGAAGGTAAGTATAAGCATTTTCTTGGCAGAAAACTTGACAAGGTATTGTGACTGTGTTATCATTAAGTCAGAAATGAGGTGATGCTTATTAGTGAGTTTAGAGCTGTTAGTAATTTCTGTTGTAAGCGTAGTATTCCTTTTTATTATTCTTTTCGTGGAAGTAAATATGCCGCTTACCGTCTTAAACCTGATGATTCTAAAGTTATTCGCCTTGATAATGACTATTATGTTATATCAGCTACGTTATATCTTATGATTCGTAGGTATTTAGTTGCACTTAGAAAAGGAGATGGTTCCGCTGAGACTTTATTCCATTTATGATTCCAAGGCTGAACAGTTCAGTCCTCCGCAGGTTTACCACAATGATATGCTTGCTCTGCGAGCTTTTGAGGGCATAGTTAACGATGATAAAATGCTTATTAAAAAATATCCTGAAGATTTTACTTTGTATTATGTTGGTAATCTCGGTGACAGCGATGGTCGCTATTACATTGAGAATTGTGATGAGTCCCGTATTCCTTTTAATGTCCGAACATGGTAAAGCGTAATATAAAATGGCTTCTTGTTGTG